ATGGAAATTACGGTTTATAAACGTCATTCAAAAGACTGCGAACACAAGGCTGACAGGGCATTTCGCCGCTGCTCATGCCGCATGATGCTGGAGTGGTCTGAGAGCGGGAAACGATTCCGCGTCTCAGCGAAAACACGCTCTTGGACAGAAGCGGAGCAACGGGCTCGCGCCAGAATGCAAGACGCCCACGCCCGTACGATTGGCGAGCAGCCCAAAGCTGGCGAGCCGATCTCGCTTGAGCGGGCGGTTGAAATGTTCACAGCCAAGAAAAGCTCAAAGCACAAACAGACACGCCGCAAGTATGAATACACCCTCAGAAACCTCAAGGCGTGGGCAGTCCGCAACGGGCGGCATTATTTGATGGACCTCACCGAGAGCGATCTTGAGCGGTATCAAGCCTCCTGGACTCTCAAGAGCAACTATGCCAAGCGCAACGAGCAAGAGCGCCTCCGCACCTTCTTCCGCTATTGCTGTGCGTCCGCTGAAATCAAGCTGGCGTACAACCCCACGGCACAGCTTGAACACTTCAACACTACGTCCGACGAACCGGAAGACCCGTACACGGAAAAGGAATACAAGGCAATCGTTGCAGCGGCGGATCGTGTACCGACCTTCACGGGCGATGTTGCTGAGCGAGCCAAGGCGTTAATTGCCGTCATGCGATATGCGGGTCTCTCTATTCAGGATGCGGCAATCCTTGAGCGAGGGGCGGTGACACCCGCCACGGTCAATGGCAAGGCTTGCTATCGCGTGGAGATTCGCAGGAGCAAGACCCACACAGGCATCAACAACGTAGTGCCGAAAGAGGTTGGTGACGCCCTGCTCAAAGTCGCGAACGGCAATCCCAAGTATTTTTTCTGGAGTGGTAACGGTGAGCCGATCAGCACCACCAAGCACTGGTCAGCACGCCTCAAGAAAGTCTTTGACGCCTCGGGAGTCACTGACGCACACTCGCATAGATTCCGCAAAACGTTCGGCGTGGACTTGCTCACGCACGGTGCCCCGCTGCAAATGGTTTCGAAGGCTCTCGGTCACCGCAACACGGTAATCACGGAGCGGCATTATTTGAAGTGGGTGCCGAAGCTACAGGAACAGTTGGCGGAGCACATCTCCAGAACATGGAGCACAGAACAGCAAGGAATCATGGAGCCTCAACAGTTCGCTGAGGTTCCTGTTGCCGCACCATTACAGTGAACGCATCTGGAAGGGAGAATATTGAAATGGGTTTCATTATCAAATGCAAGATTCCGAGTGGCGGGTACGGATACATCCGTGGTCAGATTCTCAGCGGTCAGGACTGGGACATTGACAACTTGGCCTTCACTGCCAATGCTAGGGAAGCACACGTCTTTCCAACACTAGACGCGGCGTTGCGTGTGAAGGAAAAAGTACGCACGTCACTTGAGGAGGTAGAGATTATTGACCTCGACAAACCAACACACCACTAATCTACAGGGACTTATTTCTTTGCTGCCCGAATCTTGGCCCAACGTGCCTTCTGTGCGGCTGCGATTCTTCTCCGACCAGCAGCGGACAGCTTCCGTCGTGCCGTGCGTGGTTTGCCAACGACCTTGTCTATTGATACAGTCTTGCCCCCACTCAGCAGTTCGATAGCTTTTTCCATTCGGGCAATATTCTGCCGGATCTCGGCGATGATGCTCTCTATGCTCAACGTGTTCTCCCGTGTCGCCAGATGCGACTGGAAAGACTAGCACGCAAAACCGCTATTCCGCTGGACCCCCTTGACCCGCGTACACCGCCTGTGGTACGTTTATAAAGCTGACATGCGGGTCGCCTGACGCCGCATGACGGATTGTACGAGGTCCGATCTGAGACCCTGAAAAGTCTCGGCACGCTAACGAAGGACGCCAGGTCCGGCGAGCGTTGTGCTCAAGCGTGCAGGCTGCCTCTCACCAGCTGTTACCCAAGCCTCCAGTAAATCAAGAGTACCGTCATGCAAGAAACACAACAGATGCTCACCACATCGGATGTTGCCGTTCGTTTGAACGTCTCACCCGACACTGCTTTAAGAATAATGAAATCAACCCCTGGAGTCCTACACCTCGGGACAGGCTCCAGAACACTTTATAGAATGCCCGAACCAACGTTTAACGCCCTGGTCCGCAAGTCCTCTACGCCGACTACAAACAGGAGGACGCAATGACGAAAAATCAACAGGAGCTAAGCGATAACAAAAAGCATGAAGAGTTGGCGAACCGCATCCTTGCGGAACTCGACGGCGTAATGCTGAAAAAGCTGAAGGAACTCAAGCCTGAACTGCTTGAGTTGCGTGGTTATTTTCAAGAGAAGGGGCGGAGCGGAAACATTCTGGGCTGCGAAACGTGGGCAGCGTTCTGTAGCGAGAAGCTGCACCGCAGCAAGCAAGCGGTCAATCAGATGCTTGCCGAACCCAAGCGGAAAGAAACTTTCCACCCTGACGAGCCTGACGCTGCAACGGCAGAGGGCAAATCACCAGAACCGCTCGAAACATGGGAAAAAGCTCAGAGTGAAGCCAAGAAGAAAGTTAGGCATTTCTTCACTGCGTTAGCTTCGGTGAAGGACATCGAAGGCAAAATGAACGACCTGCTGGACGGGCTGATTCCTTGCCGCAAGTTCAAGATAACCGTCGAGGAAATCGAAGAGGAGGTTACTCAATGACCTCCCCTATAACAGTGAAACATCTGTGGCTCCCCTTCAGCGAGCAGGCTCCCTTGTTCAACGCTCTTGATGCTGGTCCTTGGCATCGTGCCTCGATTCGTGGGAAACAGATACACCGAAAGAATATCGTCTTCTATGAAGGCGACGCTGACACGGCGCAAGAATATGCACGGGCTGCCACGGACAAAGAGCCGCCGATACCGTATGCCGACGGACCCTCAGAGTTGCAGGTCGTCCGCAATCGTCTGCAAGCGGAGTATGGATATTCATTCTCCGCTTGTTACATCAATTATTACGCCGATGAATCCGTGGGCATTGGATGGCATAACGATGCCGAGGAGATAGGCTCCGAGATCCCCGTCAGAATGCTCTGTTTGGGCGGCTCAAGGACATTCTCCGTCTGGAAAGTCAGGCGCGGTGGCGACGGGAAACTCCAAAAACCTTTCGCAGAGTGGGAGGAACTGACCGAGAGCGGAGACCTTGTCGAGATGCCCGTAGGATTCCATGAGAAAGGTGCTTACCGTCATGCCGTACTGCCTCAGAAGTCTTATGCTGCCGCACGAATCAGCCTCACGTTCCGCAGTCCAGACTTGTCTGAGTGCAGTTTTTCCGCAGTGCGGGTCACAGCTGGCGAGATCACTGGACGGTCGACCAAAAACCAGTTTGCTGGCCCAAGAGTGTGGTGCTGTAAGGCTGGCAGGACCTATCCCGAGGACGCCGTGTACGTTGGTTGCAAGACCGTACGCGGACAGGTGCGGGATGGGTCGATATTCGGCAATGCTGTGAACCCATTGAAGGTGAGAAATAAGAACAGCAACCCGTGGGTCGCCACGGATGCAGCGTCTTTCCGTGAATACGCCCAACAGAAACTGAGCGGAACCACCTCAAAGGACGCTGATTTCCGAGAGCACGTGAAATGGCTGCGTGGAAAACACCTCTTGTGTTGGTGTGAACAGGACGGCTCCAAGCGAGCAGACTTCTGCCACGCTCGGGTTTGGTTGGAGATAGCCAACCGCCCGACCTACTATTGGGACTCCAGTCCAAAGCAAGCAATACACGGGCTGGCGTCCCGCAGACAGTCGCTTACAGAGGAACACTTCCCAACGATGGATTTGATTGAGGGATCGTTGACGGCGAAAACCTCGGCGGGAGATTCGTCTCCGTCACACGGCGAAAAGATGCCTGAAAGCCCTTGATGTTTTGGGATTGCGTCAAACTCCGGTCCTCCGAATATGACGCCGTGCTGTATTCCAAGCGTAGAGCTTGGGGGCACGTTAAAACCTATAACTCGACGCAATGCCGAGCGAGGCAATAGCAGGAAAGCTAGACCCGCAATGACGGGCAGCTAGGACGCCTCTACAAGTACCTTCCTGTAATTCACTCTAAAAGGAAAGCAAATGCCATACTATAGATTCAACGGGGATGTTGTGTTCTCCCCAACACTACGTGAGAACGGAGAGCTTCACTTCACCGTTCCGACCGAAAGACTAAGCAGCTTAGGTATACCGCTCGGACAAGATGTCTGTATCCAGGTAGGGTTTCAGGGAGCGACTATCGAAGCCGACAACAGAACCACCGCATACGATGTGCTACGAGAAGCGGTGCACAATGCTAGCACCGCAGATATGCCATTGCGCACGACTAATGAAAGATCCTGGGATTGGTCCAGAGCGGATGTGTTGTGGACGCAGGAACGGCAACTCTTGCAATTCACTCAGGAAGAGATTGCCGACCCTGATAGCATACTCACGGCACTTTCTCACCAGTACGAACCTAACCAGCCTCCGCAAGATGTCATCAGAGCGGCCCGAAAAAGAAGGGCAAAGCTGCGACGTGTGCAAGGTCTACGTGCGTTTGTGGAAGCCCACCCAACCCTGGACATTAGGTGTCGGGACGAAATGAGTCCCGCGGCTCGCTTGATAATAAACTGTGCAGGTAACCATGACGGAGTATCACGTCATTATGACGTAACCTCCATAACGTGCATCACCAGCGTAGACCCTGTTCAAATACACGTCAAAGACTTGCGTACAGGGCTGGAGACGTACATAGCACCGACTGATGTACATGCATTCGATGTATTTATGCAGGGAGTGCAGCTAGCTACACAGGCTAATTGTGTTCATGGCGTCATTATTCACGAGCTACCTGCGCCACCGCCCAATATTCCAACAGCGGAGGAGGTTGCATTGGCGGAGCAGCGTGAGGCCTGGCAGGGAGAGTTGGCTGCGTGGCGAATAGCGCACCCGTATCCGCAAGCTCCACCGAGTTCAACAAATGATGCTGATGTTCCATTTTAAAAACACCGAGCGTCTTGCGAAGCTCGATACTAGAAAGGCTTGAGAACCAACAATAGAAATAAGTAAGGGACAGCAATGTCCATGTCATGGTTAAGCGGATGCGTCTCAATCGGCTGGCTACCAGAACAACGGAATGGTACGAGGTTGTGCTCGACAGTCCTGGTAGCACCGATATTAAGAGAGTCGATTGGCAGACGAGTAGATTAGTAACACTGTGCAAGAACGTGAAACCCTACGTCGAATGAAGCCGCTTGTCGGGTGACAATAAACGGACCCAAGTCCAGGAACACTGTGGACCCACACCGAGCTGACAAGATAGACGCTGCTGTCCTTGTCCCGTTCAGACTCTTTGTACTTGATGGATGATATCAGTAATAGCGGAGGGTTAGCTATTGCTCTCTCCGAACCCTTCTCCTCATTACCTTGATGAACAAAGCAACCCCGATAAGCAGCATTGTAGATGCTTGATTACCTGACAATAGTTGGTCATCTTTTCCCTCGCAAGCGTCGTCGACCACATACTAGTCAGTAGAGAAGTGTGGAGGACCATCGAGTCCGAAATCTTATTAGGAGCGGACATCAATGGCAAAAGAGAAGAAATCAGCAACAACTCGTATTCAGGGAAAATACACAGTCGCAGAAAACCAATGTTGGATCTGGACAGCGGCAAAAGGAACACAAGGGCAGTATCCAGTTATCCGTGGAGATGGCAGTCAGGACAGTAAAGGAAAACCGCAATACGTCTATCACCTGACGTGGGAGGCAGAGAACGGTCCTTTGCCAACTACAGCACCGCCAGACGGCAGTACTCGTTGGGAGCTTCATCATACTTGCCGCAATCGCCTGTGCGTCAATCCGTCCCACATCGCTTTGGTGACACAGAAGGAACACGCCAAAATACACCGTAGAACCGAACCCAAGTGCCCGTTGAAGCATGTTTCCGACGCTGGAATCCTCGATTTTCCTGGATTCATGTGGCATCGAGTTGGGTCTCACGGCTGGGCATGGTCCGCAGAACTCCAATAGCGTTGTGAATCGACAGAGTTGATGATGTTCACATCCGAAGCACTCGCCGCTCAGAAAGCAGCTCGAAGGACTGAGGTAGACAAAGACTGGGCGAAATGTACTGACGAGTTGGTTAATCGGGTTCTGGAAGCGTCAAGACGCGTCCCAAATGCAGGATTTGAAGAGTTCGCCGCTGAGTTTACTTTAGGTCCGAACGCATCGGCTGAACGCAAACTCGAATTGACAAACACATTGGCTGCCCTTAAGAGGACTCCAGCTCGCAGTTACTTCAAGCAACTCAAGGCGGTTATGGACGCCGCCCGTAATTCGTTTCCCCTTATCCCGACGGAGCCATGACAAACCGCGCTGACGGGACTCTAGATGGTCGGGGATTGTCTGCTTTCTTCTAGAGTTAATCAGACAAGTCTGTTCGGTACTTGCTCCTAATAAAACCTAGCCAAGCTGACTGGAATGGTCAGCAATCATCGAAGCCCTAGCGCCTCTGACCACGTACGGCGATCAGCCCATCCGCCGTCAAGAGGATTGTTTTGACAAAGAACCTCGACATAGACAAAAAACCATTTTCCGCCCGCTCTCATCTCCCAACCAACGAATTTCCCACTCGCTACGAGGCGGCGATACAAAAGCACGTCAGCAAGTTAAAACGCGCCTTTTCCTTATCGCGCGAAGACGCAGAGGACTTGTGGCAGGACATCGTCCTGGACCTGCTGAGCATTCCGATCTCGCTGCGGGGGCAAAAGTATTACGTTCTCAAATGTGTCGCCAATGCAGCAGTGGATTCAATCCGACGAATCACGGGCAAGCGCCCCTCCGACTCTCAATCCCAGCGTCAGCGGACGGTCTATTTCGAGGAGCACCTACACGACGACTCCAGTAGTGCGCTGTGCCACCTGATTTCGAGAGCTACGACTGTTCCAAGCCCTGATTACGATCAGAACTTGATGCTCAACCGAGTTCGCCACCGATTGAACCCAGCCACCCTCGAACTGTTCGACTGGGTACTCAAAGAGCCGAAACATAACCACGGCGACCTCGTCCGGTATTGCAGGAAAGAACTGAACATGAGCGCTGACGACATCTCAACGGCCCGACTGGAAATCGTAGAAGCCATGCACGTCTGCGGGCTGGCACTGAATTACCCACCGCCAGCCATTCATAAGCAGAAAAGGATGCGCAGGACTGCGGTTGAACGGCTCCATTGGCTTCAAGGCCTAGTAAATGCTGGATACACGAGGGTGAGCGAGGCTGCCCAAGCGGCGGGTCTGACTCCGTACGCCGTCAACTGGCACTGTCGCAAATATCACGGCTGTAACTACAACGAGTTCGTCGCAAGGAGCAAACAATAATGAGCGTGCTGATCGGAATCACCACCTGTATTCGTGAACTGGAACGCAGAAACGCCGTCCGTCAGACTTGGCTACCGTGGGTTCAAAAACTCAATTCGGACGCTGACGTTTACTTCTTCTGTGGCAAACCACAACAGAATGTCCTTCCAATGGATGACTACTGCGAGGATGTCGTTTATCTCGACTGTCCCGACACATACGAGCACCTTCCTCAAAAGACGCTCGGCCTAATCGAGGTCGCAGCCGAGTACGACTACGACCTTCTTATCAAGTGCGACTCCGATACCTACTTTCTGCCGTTGTACGACAACATTTCTGAATTCCTCAATTATGACTGTCTTGGTTCTGTGCGCGTCAATCCGCCCTGGAACCAAGGCATTCCCTACGCTCAAGGCGGCTGCTATTCACTGTCAAAGCAAGCGATGCTGGAGGTTCTGAAACAACGGAGCCTGTTTACCATGGGTATAGAAGACGGAGCGATAGGGAAAGCACTTCACAGCGCCAACATTCGCCTTTGTCACTCCGACAGAATCAAAACGAATTACCGACAAGGCTATCCGTGCTTGGACAACGACATTATCAGTGCTCACGGTTGTACGCCAGAGACGCTACACGAAATCCATGAATGCAATCTGCTGCACTTGCTGAGCGCCTATAACCAGACGATACAGAATGCCCAGTAGAGCCCCGCAACTGTGCTCTCGTTGCTCCACCCTGGATTGCCAGCAGCACGGCGTCAAGGCGGTTGGCCACGAATACGACCTTTGGCGTAAGAGAAAGGAGAACAACCCATTTGCCGCGCACTACAAGACGGCACGCTGGCAGGCACTGCGTCTCCGTCTGCTCGCAGCGACTCCCGTATGCATCGAGTGCAAGCACGCTCTCGCTACCGACCTAGATCACATGGTCGACGCCAAGCAGTGGGTTGCACAGGGTCATGACTTCTATGCGGAGGAAAACCTCCAGTGTTTATGTCGCCAATGCCACAGTCGCAAGACCAGCGTTGAGTGTGGTTGGGCAGGCAGGCACGGTTAGCAGCAATAAAACTGCGATCTCGTAAGTATTTGATAGGTATGAGGGGTATGCCCCTCTCGATTGCCAAGTCGTTTGTTTCTAGGGAGCGTCGCAACATCGTTTTTTCACGTGCGCGAAATGAACAAGCGGGGCCATAGAGGATTCATGAAGCTATCAGAGCTGCAACCCGACCCGGAGAACGCCAACAAGGGAACGTTTCGTGGCAAGTGTGCCGTGGAAAAGTCGCTGCTCGATTGTGGAGCCGGTCGCTCCATCGTCACTGACAAGAACGGAGTCATTCTCGCTGGTAATAAGACCGCAGCCGCTGCTCAGGCCGCTGGATTGAACGACGAGGTGATTCTGGTCGAGACGGACGGCTCACAGCTAGTGGTCGTAAAGCGCACAGACCTGACGGTTTCAGACACGAAGGCTAAGACGCTGGCGGTTGCGGACAATCGTACCGCTGAGCTAGGGCTGGAATGGGACCCAGACGCATTGAAAGACCTGTCAGGCGAGCTAGACATGAAAGCCTACTTTTCCCCTGATGAGTTGAAGAAAATAACCGAACCAGGAGCGGAAGCCAGTGAGGGAGAAAAAGAATTGACCATGGGCAACGATTTGAAGTTTCGAGTAATCATCGAATGCGCCAACGAGCAAGAGCAGTTCGACCTCCTCGAAAGATTTGAAAAGGAGGGTTTGACATGCCTGGCATTGACTTCGTAGTTTCCAGCGTGATTTCTAACACACCCAGAGTCAAGCAACTCGCCTCCATCTTTGATGTGCCGCTCGCTCAAAAGTCAGAGATTCATTTCGACGGAAATCTTCCGATTGAAGACTTTGACTGGAATGTTGGCTTGATCGTGGGACCGTCGGGCTGCGGCAAAAGCTCGATTCTTAATCGAGTGTTTCGCATCTCGCCACCGCTTCAATGGGGAGCCGCCTCGGCAATTGACGATTTTCCGTCCTCGATTTCTATTCAGTCCATTTCGGAGACGTGTCAGAGCGTCGGATTTAACACCATCCCCGCATGGATGCGCCCCTACGCTGTCTTGTCGAATGGCGAAAAGTTTCGAGTCGAAATGGCTCGAAGGCTGCTGTCTGGCGTTGACACAATCGTGATGGACGAGTTTACCAGCGTGGTGGATCGCCAGGTCGCCCAGATTGGCTGTCATGCCGTTCAGAAGTATGTCCGCAAGAACAATCTCAAATTTGTCGCTGCGTCCTGTCACTTTGACATTCTCGACTGGCTACAGCCCGACTGGATCTTCGAGCCGAGCACGATGTCATTTTCTAGGAGGTCACTTCGGCCAAGACCATCCCTTGAGGTCGAGATTCGCCGCGTCGGATACGAATATTGGAAGATTTTCTCTCCGTTTCACTATTTAACCGCCGAACTCAACCGGTCCGCTCAATGCTTCGTTCTGTTCGTGGGCGGGCAACCAACATCGTTTTCTGGAATGTTGCACTTTCCCCACCCTAGCGTCCGGGATATAAAACGATGCTCTCGACTCGTTACGCTGCCCGACTGGCAGGGGCTTGGCTTGGCAATGATTCTCGCGGAAAAGATGGGAGCAGCATACAAAGCCGTCGGCAATCGCCTGAGAACATACCCTGCTCACCCGTCATTGATTCGGAGTTTCAACAAGTCCGATCAATGGGCACTGATGAAACGCCCTGGGGAATATTCACCCCGCCGGGGTAACACGTCAGAAGTCGATGGGTTTGGAGGGCGTCCATGTGCCGTTTTTCAATACAAAGGCGAAGTGATGAATGCCGAAGACGCTAGGCGATTACTTGCATAACGAGGAAGAAATACTGGAGTCGCGCCAACGCTCAAAAGACTGGCGAAAGGCAATAGAAGAATATTGCCCACACGGCGGCGCCCTGCTCGGAGACGAGCCGATAGACAAGAAAGAGAAAAAACATGATAGGTCGAAAACCGAAACCGACAGCACTGAAACTTCTGGCTGGAAACCCAGGCCATCGTCCGCTCAATGCTGATGAACCGAAACCTTCAGGAACTCCGACTTGCCCCGAACACTTGAACGAAACCGCTAACAGTGAATGGAATCGCATTTCTGGCGAGTTGTCCGCACTTGGGCTGCTGACCCTAGTAGATCGAGCCGCGCTCGCCGCCTATTGCATGGTCTATGCTCGCTGGGTCGATGCCGAGTTGAACATTCAGAAGTACGGAACAGTTATCAAGACGAAGGCGGGAAACGCAATTCAGAATCCTTACGTCGGTGTTGCCAACAGGGCGTTAGACCTGATGTACAAGTTTCAGAGCGAGTTTGGCATGACGCCTTCCTCTCGCTCCAGATTGTCAGTAACTCCGTCGAGTCAAGCGCCCGCTGGTTCTTGGGATGAGTTCATTGACCAAGTTCCAGAGGAGCCTTCGTTTGACCCCACCCAAGCAAATTAGAAACTATCAGGCGATTGCAGACCAATATATTGATGAGGTCATTTCAGGGAAAATAATCTCAGGAAGGTGGACGCGTCTGGCTTGTGAGCGTCAACGCAATGACCTCCTCCGTCAAGACACCGAAAACTTCCCGTATGTTTATGACGCTTCGATAGGTGCCAGAGCCTGTCGATTCTGCGAACTGATGCCCCACGTGGAGGGCAAGCAGTTTGCTGGCAAGAAAATCATTCTCCAACCGTGGCAAGTCTTCGTTACTCTCACTGTTTTCTCGTGGCGTGACAAAGAGGGTGGAAGTCGTTTCCGCCGTGCCTACACTTCCGTCGCCAAGGGGAACGGGAAATCTACCTGGGCATCTCCCATCGCCTTGTTTCGTGCGTTCGCAGATAACGAACCGGGAAGCCAGGTGTACTCCTGCGCGTCTAGCAAAGAGCAGGCGAAGATCACTTGGTCAGCCGCTCGCCAGATGTTGATGAACTCGCCTCAGTTCACACAGCGAGCGGGTATCGAGATCGAAAAGCATTCCCTGCACCAAGCCAAGTCAAATAGTTTTTTCCGCCCGCTGGCATCAGATGACAGAACATCGGAGGGCAAAAACCCGACGTTGGTGCTGTTCGATGAACTTCACACGCTACAAAGCCGTGAGTTCTACGACTCGCTCGACACTGCAACGGGAAAGCGTCAAGGTTCGTTGCTGTTCGTAATCACCACGAGAGGGACCGACCTTAGTTCGTGTTGCTATGAACTGGATACCGAAGTCTGTAAGGTTCTTTCTGGTGTGCTCCACGATGAAACCCTGTTCGGAATAATCTACGCTCCTGACGATAAGGACGATTGGGCAACTCCAGCGGCATGGATAAAGGCGAACCCAAGCATTGATGTTTGCGTTTCCAGCAAGACTCTTCGGGACAAGTGTGCAGCCGCTATTCAGATTCCGAGCCAGCAGTCTTCATTCAAAACGAAGCACGGAAACACTTGGGTCAAGTCTGACCACACGTGGATGGACATGACGAAGTTTCTCGCCTGTGGCGATTCGGCTCTTAAAGAAGACGACCACCTAAAAGACGACTGCGTCATCGGTCTTGACCTTGCCTCGAAGCTGGACATTCTCGCCGGCATGAAAGTCTTTTATCGAACGCTTGAAAACAAACGGCACTATTTCGTCTTCGGTTCTTATTGGCTGCCCGCCGACCAGATAAACAAGAAAGAGAACGGACATTACAAGGGCTGGTCTGCCCAACACATTATCAACGAATGCCCAGGTGCGACCAACGATTACGACGCCGTAGAGGACTGGCTGCGAGCAGAGTGCAAGAAATACAAAATCCAGTCGATTCCCCATGACCAGTATCAAGCTGTCGAGATTGTTAATCACTTGCTGGAAGAGAAACTCCCTATGGTGGAGTTCGCTCAGCGGGCAGTGTACTTTACGCCGCCAATGGATGAGCTAGAAGCGGCTGTGCTCGACAAGCGATTTCATTACAACTGCCCGATCTTAGCGTGGTCCATCAGCAATGTGGTCTGTCACCGTGACAGAAACGGAATGCTGTTTCCCACGAAAGACGCACCGCAAAACAAGATTGATCCCTGTGTCGCTTTGCTCATGGCGATCGGCACCGTAATGAAGTTGGCAGGCACGCCGAAGTCAAGCGGAGGCGGCTCCATTTCAATAGTTGGTAACTGTCCCTGTACGGCTCTCGCTATCGGAGAAATGAACAACGGTACGCTTGTGTTCGTCTGTGACAAGTGCCGCGCAGCAGCAGCAATAACTCCCCACGCTTAGAAGTATCTGAATAGTAGGAATCTATGAACAGAATTGCCGTCGTGTGCCTGCTTGCAGGCTTTGCCCTAGTTGTGGTCGGAGCAACACTTGTGTTCCACCCTCTCGGCTATCTTACAGCGGGAGCGGGTCTAATTTACGCCTCGTTACGTGCCAGCCCCAAACGGAGTAAGTAAGGAATGGCAACACTCAAAGAAGAATTTAGGGATTTCATGTCATCGTTTGCCAGCAGCGGTCTATCGGACTTCTTGCCTGGGCTGATGCTTGCCCCATGCGAGTCGGGCGTTGCTGTGACAGAAATGACTTCGATGCAAGTGGCCGCGGTTGCTGCCTGCATCCGCATTCTCTCCAGCTCAGTAGGAATGCTGCCCTGCAACGTCTATCAGCGTGTTGAGGGCGGTTCCAATCTTGCCCCAGACCATGCCCTCTATTCCATTCTTCACGATACGCCCAATAACGAGTATGCCGCCGTCGATTTCTGGTCGATCATGGAGGTCCACCGCGTCTTGCTGGGCAACTGCTACGCCGAGGTCATCAGGGACAATGGCGGTGGTCCTGCCGAGCTTTGGATTCGCTCTCCGTTCAGAACATTCCCTTATCGCGTCCAGCAGACCAGCAAACTTGTTTACAGGACTACCGACACGTTCGACGGCTCGGAACGAATGATTCAGCCCGAGAACATGATTCACGTTAAGAGTCTCGGCATTGACCCGTGGGTAGGCTTGTCCCCGATTCGTTATCACGCTCGGGAAGTATTGGGCGCTGCCATTGCCACTCAGAACTATGGCTCCAGACTCTTCAGCAACGATGCTCGTCCTGGCGGCTACATCTCGTCCGCCGACGTGCTCCAGCCAGATCGCAAACTTCAGCTTGCAAACCAGTGGCAAGCTGCCCACAGCCGTGCAGGGTCGCACACAATGGCGATTCTCGACGGCGGCTTGAAGTGGGAAGCGGTCGGAATTCAACCTGATGAGGCTCAATTTATTCAGACTCGCCAGATGCAGCGTGAGGACATTGCAGCCATTTACGGCGTTCCACCTCACTTCATTGGTGCCCAGAATTCCGAGCGCTCCGCAAACCTTGAGCAACGTTTCCTTGAGTTTCTGGTTATGTCGCTAAAGCCTAACCTCCGTCGCTATGAGGCGGAGCTCAATGCCAAGCTCTTTGCCAATGTCGGGCGCAATGCCAATAAGTTCTTTGTCAAGTTCGATACCGCTGAGTTTGAGCGCGCTGACTTCGCCTCGACGCTCAAAGCATTGCAGGTTGGTCGTTATGCAGGTCTCTACACGATTGACGAGGGACGCAGAATGTTGGGTCTTAACCCGATTGACTCTAAATCACTCGATGCCGAGAACCCAGGCGGAAGTCTCTGGCAGCCCGTCAACATGGTGCCAATCACAAACGGCGAGGACGAAGAACCAACCGCGCCTTCGGTTGATGCTCCTGTTGTCGGTCCAGACGGCAAAACTCCACCGCCCGTTGCTGTTGAGCCAGGGGCGCAACCCGATGCCGTCAGCGATGCAAGAGCGTTCTTTCCTGTCTTCTTTCCGCAGATGAAGGACGGCATTAGCCGCCTTTGCGCTCGAAATAAGACTGATTCAGGCGACTTCCAGAAGGTATTCACGCCCATTCTTGCGGGTGTCGCGAGCACCTACGCACCGCTTGAGGGCGACATGACCCTGCCCGTAGAGGTCGCCGGGATGATTAAGAGCTACACACAAGCGATGTACGACCGTCACACAAGCTGGGACACGAACGATTTGAACAAATTGACCACGGATGAACTGACGCTGGCTCTCCAAGCAATCATTCCTGCGGCCAAGAACTTCACAAACGAGGTATCACATGATGAGTAAGCTAACCAACGCCAAAGAGTACCGCATCTTTACGACGGAGTTGCGAACTGCAAGTGCCGATAGCCGAACGACCGAGGGCTACGGCGCAATCTTCAACACCGTCACGGACCTCGGCTTCTTCAAGGAGCGGATTGTGCCCGGTGCTTTCACACGAGCAATCACCGAAAAGCAGGACGTCCGTTTTCTCTTCAATCACAACGCCGACAACGTGCTGGGACGCACCAAGAACGGAACGCTTACTTTGTCGCAGGACAATACGGGGCTAAAGTTCGTTAACGACATGCCCGATACCACGACAGGTCGAGACGTTCACACACTCGTTCAGCGTGGTGATGTCGATCAGTGCTCATTCGGCTTCATTGTTCGAGACGAAGAGGTCACTTACAGCGACGATGGCACCTGTCTGCGCTCCATCAACGATGTGGATTTGTTCGATGTGTCCATTGTGACGTACCCAGCCTATGAGTCCACTAGCGTGGAAGCCCGAAGCCGTGACGCGGCTGCCCAGGCCTACGCGATACCTGACGCAGATCCTGTGCCAGATGTGATGGACATCGAAACCGCTAGACGACTTACTTATCTCGCCAGCCTTGAGATGTAAGACAGGACAATCGACATGCGCTTGATCGCGCCCTGGTAGGTTCGCATCCGACTTTAACCAGCACCCGATGTATTGTTGCTTACCCTTCAGTGGAGACCTATCTGAATTCATCCAGTCCCCCTAGGTGAACTTGCTTCGAGTGCTTCCAGAAGAGTTACACCATACAACCGCTGTAGCTCTTTAGTAATGTACTCAACACGTTGTTCATCGGCAGTAGAATCATACTCGTACCCTACATAAGTTCCTCTGGACGTGATCAGAACGCTTTCGGACAGAAGATTGCCGTAAGGCTGTTTCATGCTCATGAAACAACGCATCAACAGAACATCACCTGTCTCAGGGACCCTGATACTGCCCCGCTTATAACCAACTTTGTAGGCCAATACCAACAGTATGACCACAGACATGAGCAGGAAAACATTGTTCATATATTCCCCTTAATGGGAAGTATACAGGAAAATCCAGATCATCGCCGCCGGAGTAAGAGAACCCGTCTTCACTGCCCATCAGCAATTATCACCTGAGACTCATAAGTCCGAAGTATTTGATAAGTAGGACCCGTAACGCAACCTGCGCCACGGTCATAGTTCCCACCATGAGAGTTGGAGGAACGTCACTCCTACTTACAGGACTTATCAATGTCAAAGATTTTAGAGTTACGTAGTAGTCGCGCCACACTTGTGGCCGAAATGAAGTCGATCCTTGAAAAGAACGACAAGCTCACCCCGGAGCAAGACAATCGCTGGAAGGAACTGGACGCAAAGCAGCAAGAACTCAAAACTCAGATTGACCAACTTGAGCGGACCGATGCTCTTGACGCGGAACTGCGTCAGGTAAACCGCCCTGCTAACTCGCAGGTTGGTGATGTGGACAAGCGTATCAATCCATACGCCGCCGCCGAAACCCGCGTAAAGCAAATTATCGGCACAGACGAGTATCACAACGAGTTCCGCAATTATCTCCGCACAGGAACAATCTCCGACAGCATGCATGAGGTTCGTACCTACGCTGGCCTCGGTGACGCCTCAGGTGCAGCGGGCGTAACACTGGTGCCCGTCGGATTTCAGAAGCAACTCGAAATCAAGTTGAAGGCTATTGGCGGAATCCGTCAAGCAGCCCAAATCCTCACTACAGCAACCGGCAATGCGCTGCACTACCCGAAGATGGACGACACCGCCAATCAAGGGTCATGGATTGCTGAAGCCACGGCGGTAAATCAGACCAACCCAAGTTTCTCGGAAGTTGTGCTCAGTGCAAATCTTGCGTCTTCCGACCAAGTGTTGGCCTCTGTTCAGCTTTTGCAGGACAGTGCATTCGATGTCGAGCAGTTCCTTGCCGACGCGTTCGGTATTCGTTTGCAGCGTCTCACCAACCTTGGCTATACGAAGGGAAGCGGCAGTGGACAGCCAACCGGGCTGGTAACCGCGCTCATCGCCGACGGCACCCGTGGCGTAACCGCAGTGGGTTCCAACTCCAACTCTGGCAACTCAAACGATACGGACGTTGACAGCGTCGGCTCAGACGATTTGGACAACCTGATTACGAAAATTGACCCAGCGTACCGTATGAACGGTTCTTTTCAAGCGAACCAAGCGACATTTGACGCTCTCCGCAAGGTGAAGGACAAATACGGGCGTTCCATTTGGTCCGCTGGTTTGGCAGAAAAAGAGCCTGACACAATCCGTGGGTACAAGTATTACTACAACCAGCACATGGACACGATTGCTCCAATGGCGAACTCCATGCTGTTCGGAGATTTTACGAAGTACATTATTCGTGATGTCCTGGGATTCCAGCTCGTTCGTTTCAATGAACTCTTTATGAGTTCTCATCAGGTTGGCTTCCAGGCCTATCTGAGAACGGACGGAAACATTCTCCAGACTGCGGCATTCGCAATGCTTCAGCACCCTTCGTCCTAACAAGACGAAGGCGTTCCTCAACAGGGCAGGCTCGTTCTGAGTCTGCCTTTCCTTTTGCAGCAACAACATCACTGCATTCGCAGTATTTGAACATTAGAGGTACTCCATGAAGAAACGACCACAGTTAGAGCGTGAATCTACGAGCTTGTCACCAGCGAAGCACTATGCGGTTCGCCCTTCCGCCGTGAAGAAAACCAAAGACAGATTTCCTCGTCCTCCTGTCATACGCACTCCTAAAAAGAAGGCTAAGTAATGTCAAGCGTGATCCAAACTGCGTATCCGTCAGTGGAACCCGTCAGCCTTGCGGAGATGACAAATTACTGCAAGGTCTTCGTCGCTTCGGATAACGACCTCATTACCGACCAGATTACTGCCGCTCGTGAGTGGATCGAAGACCAAACGGGATTGTGTCTGGCATCTCGCAACTTCATTCAGTTCGAGGACTCGCTTCCGTCAATTCCCTATGGATTCTCAGGCTACGCATACTCAGCCAGTCAAAATGCTTACTTCGGGTACGGTCCCCTTACACCCTATCCACCGATGGGCTGGAATCCCCGTGTCAATCCATTCGAGATCCAGATCATCCGCAATCCCGTAACGGCAATCGACCACATTGAGTACATAGACACATTCGGAAATCTTCAGACGCTTGAACCAGGTCTGGACTTCGTGATGGACCTCGTATCGACGCCCGCTCGTGTCGCCCCACTCCCAGGTCAGCGTTGGCCACAGGGAATGGTCGGTCTAAACAACGCCCGCATTTACTTTACCGCTGGGGGAACGCTGGGCACAGATGGCACCGAGACTGTCACGGATCCCGATGCTCCGACCCCACCAGACCAAGACAGCAACTCGTTCACCATGACGACCGACATTCCGAGGGCGTTGAAGATTGCGATTTTCCAGCTTGCGCTCCATTGGTATGAAAATCGTGGCTCGGTGACCGCTGGGGCTGCTAACTCGATTCCGCACTCGCTTGACAACATCGTCAAGAGCTACAGAGTGCTCAACATCAATCCAGTGACGAGGTGCTAAGGAATGGCACTTCGCCGACTCAACGATGGATTCAGATATAGCGACCGTGGAAGCTTCCGTGACCAAGTCACGTTGATGATGCCTGCCGCAGACAGCCTGCCCGATGGCAGTCCGAGCACACCGATCGTGTTCGCCTCAAACGTGTGGGCTTATATTCGTGCGCTGCGCTCGCAGGAAGTCAACACCGCTGACCTGGTTCAGAGCGAGTTGTTCTACGACGTGCGCATTCCCTATCTAGCGGGCGTGAACTCGGCGATGACCGTTATCTCGCCCAGCGGGGCGACGTGGTTCATCGTCAACGTTGCTGATCCCGATCAGCGTCAGGTCGAATTGCGGATGCTTTGCCGTTGCATCAACGACGGGGCCGTATAAGGTGAGCGACATCACCATCAGAGTCTCGGGCCTCGACGAACTCAAGCGGCGGCTCGATTCGTTGGACGACGGCAAGCTTGCTCGCTCGATGATGCAGACGGGGGCTCGAAAGGCAGCGAAAGTGCTTCTGGCCGCGCAGCAGCAGACCGTACCCGTCGCTGATGGTCGTTTGCGGGACGCGCTAGGCATACAGGTCAAGAGGGCAAAGAGCGACAAGCTTCAAGTGCTGATTGGGCCTGATCAAAAGCTCAATTTCATTGGAAGATTTCACGAGTTCGGCACCAAGTTCATGGCAGGCATTCACTGGATGCAAAAGGCATTTGACTATTCCTGCAACGATGCATTGGACATCTACACTGCGGAAGTCACCCGGATGCTGGACAAGAAAATGTATGCGGACCTGATGGCTGCAATTGAAGACGGGCTAGCAGCGGGAGATGACGAATAATGATCCAAGAAGGCATCAATCAACTGTTGAAAGCTGATCCGACTTTGTCGGCGTTGACGACGCAGATCGTCCCAGTTGGGGTGGTCAAGGGCGTAACGAGTCCCTATATCGTCTACCACATCGGTACGGCTCTCGACACGCTCGACACACAGGGGTCAACTGGGTATCGCTTGGCGCGATTTCAGTTCGACGCCTACAGCACCCTGTCTTACGCCGAGGCTAAGGCGGTCGTCAAGGCGATCCGGGGCGTGCTCCAAAACTTCCAGAACACTGCTCTTTCAGATTCTGACAGCACCTTCGTCCAAGGCTGTCTTATCGACATGGAATCGGACATGCCATTTGTTCCGCAAGGTGTCGCCTCAATCGAATATAGAGTTATGGTTCAAGTGTCAGTCTTCTACAAAGAGTAACCCACCAGCAATAACTCCACCAAGTTAGCAGTATTTGAATAGTAGGCGCTCTCAACCACGAGCGATGGCTAACCCCAGCAACCAAGAAACTCAAAGGAGAAACACACCCATGTCGTTTGCTACTGCATCGTTCGTTGGCGTTGGACAGACCATCGCTTACAACTCCACCACTCTCAATCACATCACGGATATCGACTATTCAGGTTCCAAGGTTGACACAGCCGACACCACAGATACTTCCGCCATCAGCGGATATCGCACATTCATTCCCGCCCTAAAAGATGCTGGCGACTGTCAGATTAAGGGTATCTGGTATCCAGGCGAAGCGTCACAGGAGGGCCTTGAGCCACTCAAAGGCACTGTCGCTTCCTGGGTTCACACTCTTCCCAACAACCTGGGCATCGTCTCGTTTACCGGCATGTTGACCTCCGTGGATAAAACCGCAAATCTCGATAAGTCGGGCGAGTTCACAACGAAAATCAAAATCTCAGGTCCCATCATTTACGCACAGAGCTAACGGGCGCTCACTTGCTCGTCGTGTCTGTGGCGTACAGGCACCCGTGCGTTTGATGGAAGGAAAAAGTTATGAGTCAAGTTGCAGAAATAAAGAGTGCGGTAATTCCGTACATTCGGCTGGTCGTGTCGTACGAAGACCCGACCGGCGCGCTTTGTGAGCAGGAATGGAAGCTGTGCTTCGATTACAAATCCATAGCGAAGGCGGAACAAGAACTCAAGATAGACCTCAAATCATTCGAGGCGTGGAAGAGCGTCACCTCTGCTATGACCCCGCAACTGGTTCATGCAGGCCTCTCGCGGTATCACCCAGACGTGACATTAGAGCAGGTTCAAGAACGTCTCAATCCAGATATTCAGCGACCGTTACAAGAGGCATTGTTCGGCGCATTATTCCCAGGCGTTATGGAAGCTATGAACAAGTTCAAGGCCCAGCAGGGAAATGAAACAAAAAACGCAGAGTCCGTGGCAAGCCAAAGCGTCTAGAAAGCGAACCACGGACTTGGGAACAGCTCTGGGCAATCGCTCGCTACGACTTAGGTCTCAGTTGGGAAGAGTTCGAGGAACTGACGCCGTCGATGTTCAGGGCGCTGCGGTATAGGCAGGAAATCAAGTTTCGGCATGACTGTTTTGCTAATGCGATCGGGGCAGCGGATTACCGCAATGCACACAGGCTGGAATCGAACGATAAGGTATGGTCGCCACTCGATTACGTCGTTTGTGAGGGAGGGGAGCAGGACACGAACCGCGACGAGGCCAAAAGAAACATTGCCTCGATCTATTGTCTGATCGGTTCCCTCACGCCCGAACAGGCGGCAAAACAGAAAGAAAAAGTCATCCATGACCTGACAAAGCAGGGCTTCGATGACGCGGAAGAGTTGTTCAAAGAAATATTTCCAGAGGGCTAAGCAATGAGCGTACTTGTTGGGACACTGGCGGTCGATGTAGTCAACGGGCGAGCTACGTTTACGCTCGACGACGCCAAATCCGAACTCGATTCGTTTGGTAAGAAAGTTCAGGACACGCAAGGGCAAGTCGATTACTCGATGGGTGAGGCTCGTCATTCGGTAATGATGCTGGGTGAGGAGTTCGGCGTTCACCTGCCTCGCGGTGTGACATCCTTCATTGCGTCCATCGGGCCACTTGGTGCTGTTCTTGAAGCGGCATTTCCCTTTCTAGCGATCATCCTCGGGGCAACCCTGCTCATTGAGCACCTGGCTAAGCTGCGTGAAGAAGGTGAGAAGCTCGCCCAATCTCAAAGTGAGTTCGGAACCATCATCAACAAAGTCTTCATGAGCCTCGATGACAAGCTGTTGGAAGCTGGCATCCGTGCGGATGAACTCGCTGGGAATCATCTCGCCGCCCTCAGCAAGCAACTGACCCTCATCGACCACGCCAGTCTCAAGGACTTGATGCAGCAATTTGACATCTTGGATAAGGCTGCGGACGCCGTATTCGCCCAACTGAAGGCAAGTTGGTATCAGTTCGGAGCCGGATCGGCTGGCGCTAAGCACTCCCTGGAAGAATTCAAAGCCCAATATGACTCCCTGCTGTCCCAGGGCAAGGACACCGAAGCCACTGCTCTACTCGACGCCAAGGTTCAGAGGGAAGAGAAGATTCTCGCATTGCAAAAGCAAGCCAGAGACAGTCAGGGCGGTGACGGGCGGAGGGGCAATTACCAGAAATACGAAGAAGCCATCGTTCAGCTTCGTCAACTGGGTGTGGGAATAACGGAAAAGGAAATCGCCGCCCAGCAAACTTTGGTGGACGCACTCGACGCACAGGTTGCGGTCCAGCAGAAGGTTGTCGCCCTGAAACAGGCACAGGATCAGGCAGCGACTCAGAAGACGGACCACGAAATCGGTGGGGACGACGATAAGCGTTGGCGTGAAGAGGCTCGGGAGGCTAAGCAAGCCGCTGACGATGCCGAGAAAGCCTGGGAGAAAGCGTATCAAGAGGCTGTTTCCAAGCTCGAAGAAAGCGAAAAGGTGAAGATCGCCGCCACTCGTGAAGGTAGTCAGGAACGCATCGCCGCAATCGATGCCGCCATCAAGGAAGAAGAATCCAAGGGTCTTCAAAACAACAATTACTACAAGGGACTACTCGTCGCCAAGGTTCAGGCTCAAAGAGAAATGACCGATCAGATTCGCGCGATCAACCAGCGGATGGGTGAAGAGGATCTCAAGAACACGCTGGCAATGGCGAAGTTGAACGAAAAAGCCACGGAGGACCGAACACATTTTGAACTGGCTATGCGGATTTCGAGTGCCAAGCAGGTTCTCGCCGCCGACATCAAAGCGGTTCAAGATCAGACCAACATCGACGAGAACGGTTACAGGAAGCAGTTAGACGCTCTGGATAAGTTCGCCAAGGATTACGAAGTCAAGAAAAAGGAGTTGATGGACAAGATCGCCCAGACGGAGAAACAGGGGGGCAATCAAGTCATGGAACTCCAGCAGAAGGCGCTGCTGAAGCAGGAACAGGACATCAAGCAAGCCTACACGAAAATGGCTGACGACATTGGCAACAACATCGCCAAGACGCTCGTCGAAAACAAAAACTTCGCGCAGGCGATGGAAAAGACTGGCGAGCAGATGCTTGAGGGAATGATTAAGAACCTCGTCAAGATGATCCTTCTGCACGACGAAGCCAAGCTGTCTGACGCCAAGAAAGCCGCCGCCGACGCTTATGCGTGGGCTGGTAACCCGATCTTGGGCGGTGTTCTTGCTGCTGGAGCGTTCGCGGCAGTCATGGCCTTCGAGGAAGGCGGAGTCGTGCCGGGTATGGGAAGTGCTGACAACGTCCCAGCCATGTTAAGTCCGCACGAGATGATTCTGCCCGCACCCATCTCGACGGGATTGCAGAATGCAATCGCTGGTGGAAATCTAGGCGGCGACAAGGGTGACATACACGTCCACCACAGTCCGACCTACCACGTGAACACGATTGATGGGCGTGGTTTCAAGGGCGTGCTCGAAGCTCATAAGCACGAGATAACTCAGCATGTAAAGAAAGAGCTTCGGAGAAGTAACAAGTAACTATGTCCTATCCGATACTGTCATCCTCGATTAAATGGAAGGTCGAGAGTTACAAGAAAACTCTCAACTTCAATTCGGAGAAACAGGGCAACGCCGCTGGTCGCGGCGTGAGTGCTGTCAGCTTGAAGCCGTACTGCACCTGGGACTTCGACATTGAGATGCCGACAAGCAGCGGGTCGATTGCCGCCGTCTCCTCTCAGGTTTCCGAATTGATCGGGGTCCACGCGGCCTGCAACGGTCAAGCGGGGCTCTTCCTGTACAGCGACTATACAGACAATGCGGTCGCCACAGGTGTCAGCGGGATGCTCGATGTCACGCCCGCTTCCGCTTCGCCGATGGCAACAACGGGCAACGGTGTCTCCACACAGTTTCAACTTGCACGGTCGCTTGGTGGAGTTGCATGGGACATCATTCAGAACCTTAACGGCAGCATTACCGGGTATATCGACGGTACGTTGACCACCGCCTATAGCGTCTCAAGCACGGGTGTCATCACCTTCACTTCCGCACCCGCCAGCGATGCCACGCTTACATGGAGTGGCAACTTCTATTTCCTCTGCCGCTTTGCGGCGAACTCCTTCAGCGACCTGTCCATGATCGGGTTCAACCAGGGCGGCGCGTTATGGACGTGCTCAGGTGTGAAATTTTCCTCGGAGTTCGTCTAAATGAAACGCTTGATGCCATCGTCGCTTATCAGCTTCTTGCAGAACACGAACTATCGCGATGTTCTGAAGGCCGATCTCTTTGCTATCACCCTTCCAACCGGAACGGTCATGTATGCCACGGAAGGGCAATGGGACATCACTGTTCCCAGCGGAACCGGGGGTTGGAGCGGAAGTACGAATACCTTCTCAGCTACTCAGTATGGACGATGGAATCGTGGTGCGATCACATCCGAGGCAAGTTTCAATCTGGAAGCGAACACGATGACATTGACCTGTACGCCGACGCAGGGCGTCGTTTATCCGGGTCTGACCATCGGCATTCTTAACGCAGCGTGGAACGGCTTATTCGACGCTGCCACGGTCGATGTGTACACGGCATACATGCCGCTGAACAACTACGGCAACGTGAGCTATGGCATCGAGACCAAGTTTGGGAATGGAACGATTACGAAGATCAATGACATCAACCGCACGAAGGTTGAATTCGATTGTGCCGATCCGCTGTATCTGGCGAATCTGAAAATTCCAACGCGACTCTTTAAGGCTACCTGCCCGTGGAGCTTCGCGGACTCGAACTGCACGCTCAACGCAGCGAACTACACGGTGGACTTCACGCTCAAGACTGGGAGCACTCAGTATGTGATGACGCCCGCTACGGCATTCACTCAAGCGACGGGGTACTTCACCCAGGGCGTCGTCACCTGTACAGCGGGTAACAACGCTGGACTTGGTCAGACGGTAAAGCTGCACGATTCCTCGGGAAACCTGGAAGTGATGAATCCTTGGTTTCTGCCAGTCGCGGCTGGCGACACATTCTCCGTCATCAAGGGATGCGACAAAACGATGCCCATTTGTGCTGCCACAAGAACGGCAAGCGGAACGTTGACCAACAACCTAATCAACTTCGGCGGGACACCGTTCACGCCAGTATCACAGAGTGCGGTGTAACTATGCCTTTAACAAGTGAACAACGCCAACGAGTGGCAACAGAAGCGATGAGTTGGATTGGAACTCCCTATCGCGGGTGGTCGTGTCTGAAGGGATGCGGAGTGGACTGCGGACAGCTTCTCATTGGTGTTTATGTGCACGCTGGTTTCTTCAGGGGCGGCTACATCAAGACACCCACGGATTACTCGTTGCAGGTTGCTCAACACAAAGAGGACACCGAGTACGTCGAGACGGTAGAGAAATATATGCGGGAAATCCCAGAATCCGATGTTCAACCGGCAGATGTTGTCGTCTACAAGCTCGGTCTGGCGTTCGCACATGCGGCAATCGTTATCGAATGGCCGAACGTCGTCGTTCACGCAATGGCTCACGGCGGCGTCAGGTGTGCTCACGGCTATAACCACGTGAAGCTAAAGAGAACGACAAAGAAGTTTTTCACTCTGCGGGATGAGTTCTGCGAAGGAGAAGGCAACAAGTAATGGCAATTTTCTTCGGGGGTGGAAACAATGGCCCCAGTGCGATCAACGGAGTCAAGTTCAACCAGAGCAAGCAGGGGTACCCTATCCCCGTTGCAATGGGGCAGGTGCGGGCGGATCAGTGCCTCATCTGGATGGACGGACTTCGGGAAGCGGAAGTCAGTCAAGGCGGTAAGGGTGGCGGTAAGGGCGGATCAAACTATCTGTACTCTGCGGACGCCATCACAGCGTTGTGCAACGGAGTTGTGGTTTCCATCGGGAACGTTTGGTCTGGTCAAAGTTGGCTATCAACTCTCAGCGGTAATGAGAGCATAACGGTTGCATCCGTGTATGCCCCGCAGAATGCTGCTGTTCTGATCGGCGACAATGGCGCGGCGATCGCCAACACCTATTCTCAAACCTACACCGATTACGGGGCACCAGCAGCAACGGTGCTGAGTGGTACCGACTATGCCCCGATGGTGCAAGTTTCTTACGGGACCATTCTCGCCACGGGTGAATACAGTATCAATTCCGCATCCATCGGGACATTCACCCTAACAGCGGCTGCTAACGCTTCAGGCGGCGACACGATATACACGGGCACAATCACGGGTGGAACTTCCCCGTACACTAGCGGTGCCTCCGGCGGCTATGTGGGCTTCGCCTTTATCGTCAAGGGATTTACGAATGCGGGGAACAACGGAACATTCGTTTGCGTGGCATCCTCAGCCACAACGCTGACATTGCAGAACCCGAGCGGCATAGCCGAGACGCACGCGGGGAGCGCTGCGGACACAGGCAACACGTATCACTTCTCCAGTGCCGATGTCGGTAGAGACGCCATCGTGAATTATCAGTTCAGCGTGCAGAACTTCTTCAACTCCGAAACTGACCTGATTTCATCCAGCGGCGTCATCAATGTGGGCGGTCAATATAATCCCACTACTGACCAAGGCGTTTGGTACTACAACAACGGAACTAGCATTGACGGGACACGACTCACGTCAGTGAGCGGAACCCCCTCGGCAACGGGTGAGTACCACTTCTCAACTCCCGCTACGGGCAGCAGTGGTGGTGCCAAATATACCTTCTACACGGCTGGCGGCTCTGGTGGAGATTTCGACAAGGAAGTCTTGATTAAGTGGGGGTACACGAATAAAAGTGCTGCTCAGAACGGTATTGACACCCTCATGAACTTCGAGTTGTTCGGGGGCACGCAGAGTCAAGCTGTTGCTCCCTACATGCTGAGTGGTCTCAATGTCAATGTGAATACGCAGAAATTCTTTGATCCTGCTTTCCCCGGAGCGGCACTTGGTTACACCAATACAGCCTACCTGCTCTGGTATCCGATGGAACTCGGGTTCGAGGGTGAGGTTGAAGACAATGCATTTGAAATCCTGACACCCGATGCCCTCGGCGGCGGGATCACCGATTGCAATCCCGTGCAATGCATCACAAGAGTGTTTACCAGCGATGTCTGGGGTCTGGGTAGCGGAAAAGTTCCGTTTCCAGCCGCAGCCATCGACAACGGCTCATCTGGAACCTGGGGCGGGCCTTCTGGTACTCCCGGAGCACGCAGCACCGAATCCACAGCCTGGAATTGGTTCGCTGCTAACTCATTTTTCATTTCGACATATATCGACTCACAGGATACCGCCGCTTCGATCATGGCTAAATGGCTCGAAGCGGGTCAGTGTGCTGCGTTTATGAGCGAAGGTCTGCTCAAACTCGTGCCCTACGGAACGCAGAGCACGGCGGGTAACGGCTGCACATGGACGGCTCCACAGGATTATGTCGTGGCTCTGGACGACACGTGCTTTCTTGCGAAGGAAAGCGAAGATCCCGTCAAGATTGAGCGTTCCGCCTGGCAGGACGGTTACAACGAAGTTCAGGTTCAGTGGAAGAACCGGACTAACCAATACGCCGACGAAATCACCGAAGAATCAGACCAAGCCTCGATTGACCGCTTTGGTCTGCGTGTGGAAGACCCGCAAAACTGGAACTTCATTACGACGCTCCGAGCAGCGACGTTTGCATCGAACATGCGTGTGAAGCGGATGACCAGTGTTCGCAATACTTACACATTCTCGCTTCCTTTCTCCTACTCCTACGTGGAACCGATGGATATCTTGGTGGTCAGCACAACTAGTCAGTGGGCGCAGGGCTTGAACAATGTGAATCTCGGTGTCAGCAATCTCCCTGTGCGTGTCACAAAGATCGTGGATGATCCCATCAAGGGATTGGACATTACGTGCGAGGACAGTCTGTTCCCCGCTGGTGCCCCTGTGCTTTTCAACAAAGGACTTTCCACGAACAACCCAGTGGTCAATGTCTATGCAAACCCCGGCACTTCCGAGATCGTGATGTTCGAGGCTACGAGCCGTCTCACGGGATTTGCGGGCAACCAGATTTGGATTGGTGCTTGCGGCACGTCGGACAATTACGGAGGCACCAATGTGTGGGTCTCGCAGGACGGGACGAAATACTTGGAGGTGGGAACGATCAAAGCGGCGGCCCGAATCGGAGCGCTGAATTCGACGTTTGCCTCCGGAAGCGATCCCGACACGATCAACTCGCTCGTGATTGATATGGCTGAGAACTCGGCTCCGCTCGAAGCTGGAAGCGCGATTGATGCGGATAGCGGCAACACGATGTGTTTCGTGGATGGGGAAATCATCTCCTACTCGGCTTGCACTGTCACGGGCCAGAACCAGTACTCGATGGGCACCTACATCCGCCGTGGGCAGATGGGTTCGGCCATCGGGTCTCACGCTCTCGATTCGTTGTTTATGCGACTTGACCAGAGCATTTTCAAGTACACCTACGACCCGACATGGGCGGGGCAGATTTTGTTCTTCAAGTTCCAACCTGTGAACACGTTTGGCAACTCCGCACCAGACCTGAGCACGCTGACCGCCGTGTCATTCACGGTGCCCGGTAAGAATCCGGGAACGATTGATGCATCCTCCGGCTTAGTGCTTATCACGCAGCCAACTTCACCGAGAAGGAAGCCGATACTTCCGCCCATCGGTATCGGGCGGCTGGGCTGGAACGAGCTTGTTAACGAGGGCAAGTGGACGCCGCTGGTCGGCACACCTGCGGGGGGTTATACCGGTCCCTGGTTCACAGAATCTGGACTGCCATTCTATTCCGCAACTGGCGGTATAGACGGTCTCTTTTCCGTGAGTGGTGGAACCTTCGCCGGTCACGGCTTCGGCGGATTCTCGCAGCAGAGTAGCAACATAGCGCCCCTGGGCAGTTCAAATATGACGTTCACGGCAGTACTAAGTTGTGGTTATGACACCACCGGAGCATCGGGCAGCATGAAGATTGGGCTCGCCAATGGCGACCTGTGGACGAGCGGCTACGACTCTGCCATCGGCTTCTTGTGGTCTGGTAGCGTCGGCGCGACACCGCAGTGGCAGATATATTCCAGGCAGTTTAAGAATGACAACAGCGGGGCGGTAGCGTACTTAGTTCCGACCAACACGGGTGTTTTCGCATACGGAACCGACGTTACCCTGAGTTTCACAGTTAGCACGTCAGGTGTCGTTGTCTTCTTTATCAACGGAGTTCAGGTCGGAACGGTGGGCGGCATGATCTTTGATGGCTCTTACTTCATCGAACACGGTGCACAGATGCAGTTCTTTGGGTTTTCGTATTCCGGTACTAACTTTCTTTATTTCGCATCGCTAAAGTGGGACTACTAGATGATTTCAGCAGTGGCACCGATAAATTACGGTAACGTGGTGAGCGGGAGCAACACACTTCCAACTCAGTGCAACGGCTCATACTTCTATGCGCGATTTACGGGACTGCTCGTTCCGACGGTCACCGGGTTATACACCATCGGGGTGAACTGTCAGGACGGATGTAATCTGTTCGTGGGCAACCAAGAAATCGTAAGCAATGTTACGGGCATGGACACAGCCCTCTCGTCTCTCGGTTACACCGAGAGCAGCACGATATTCCTGACCGCTGGCGTTCAGTATCCGATCACGAGTGAGTGGGCGGTCGGAGTTGGCACATACTATCAATTACAACTCATCTGGACGCTTCCGGCAGGCGGTGCAACGGAACTGATTCCCAACACATGCCTCACAAATCTTTCTACCAGCATCACGGGGAACCTTGACAGCAGTTGGTGGAATGGAACAGGCGCCTTGTACTATCCGGGCGGAAACGGAACCATCGACTTCGCGAATACGCAGCACGCGAACAAGACGCTGGACCACATTCCAGACGGTGGGGCTAGAGTGCTGCTCACTGGCTCCGGGAGCATGGCGAAGGCGGCGACAGCCGCGACCAATCTCGCGACTGCTCCAAGCGGCGACGTGCTCACTGCGGACGGTGCGGGCAACGTACAAGACTCCGGTACACTGCTCTCAAGCCTCACGTCTACATCTTCTGTCACTTCGGCTGTGGCTGTGGAAACGGCTCGGGCTGAAGCAGCCGAAGCCCTTCTCTCCCCACTAGCGTCCCCGACCTTTACTGGTACGGTGACAGAAGCGAACGTCTACGTCACTGGCACTCTAAAGGATGGAATGGGTTCGGTCGGCACCATCAGTCAGGTGCTTAGTTCAACGGGTACTGGGACGCTGTGGGCCAACCCCTCCAGTTCTGGTTCTTACGCTACTACGGTTGGCGATGGCTCGACCCTAATCTACACGATAACCCACAACCTCGATACAGAGGACGTGGTTGTCGGGGTTTATAACATCTCCACGGGCGAGTTGGAGGTCGTAGGTATAGACATCACGGGGGTGAACACGCTCACGGTCACGTTCTCTGGAGCGCCTTCTTCGAACTCGGAACGAGTTGTCGTTCTGTCTAGCGGTGGAGCTACAGGAGGAAGCGGAAGCGTTGACCCCGGCTTGATTCAGCATGTTGACTTCACTTCGGCTGTTGGGAGCAATTCGGGTTCCGCTCCCGGCTATGCTCCTGATTCGGCGGGTTCAAATCCTTGTTACATCACGTCAGGGAATACCATCTCGCCTGGGACGGGAGTTACAACGAACGGATCAGGCTCATTCATCGACACTGGAATGTGTCTGATGGGTCGCTATTTATGGACTGTAGCCGTGAAATTCAAGACGACCTCAAACACAGTCGGCGCACAGTATTGGAATGACCCGACGATATACGGTGTTGCGCTGCAAGCCGATGGCGAAGATTTCGGCATGACGGTTCACAATCAATACTTCGCAGCTTGGGGAGGCTTTCAAGACTCCACCGATTACAACGCAGTGTCTTCCGTTGTGGTCAACGATGGCAACTTCCACACCGCCGTAGCCACGTGTGACGGGTACAACGTTCGGTTCTATGTTGATGGCGTGAACGCTGGTATCGACTTTACTTCTGGCACCCAAACTTGGCTGGGTATGCGAGCTGGAATCACTAATGGAGGAAGCTCCCAAATTCAGCGCATAGCGCCATGGATGGGTCGCACCAATACAATTGACTTTGATGGTTGGAACAACAACCCGCCCCCTACAGGAGGAGCCAACTACGGTGGTCAGTCCGCCTTTACATTCGCGAAACTGGAATGCTTTGCCTATCCGCTCACTGTTACCGAAGTCTCCGCCCTAGTGCTGTAAGATTACTGGATCCGTCGATCTTCCCTGGATTCATACACTTACAATCCTGGCACTTTTTTCCTGCTGGACATGTTAATTCCAATGAGGTACCCTGCTATTGTTGTCGTAGGTCGCAGCCAACCGCGGCCAATTTCCGAATCATCGTTCAGCCTTCGGGCGAGCGAGGTTCAAAGGAGCAACAAATGGCACACCTTACGCTCGAAGAGCGCAACCTCTGCGCTTCTCAATTTCTCCAAACCCAACTATCTTCTCGTGAACGCGTCCTCGTGGCGGCATATACGCTCGGTTACTCGCCCAGCCAGGTCGCGAAGGCACTCGAAGTGTCGGCCCCTGCCGTAACGCAGATGGCCCGCCGCATCGAGACGAAAGCAGCCCGCTTCTGGCAGCAGTAAACCCGGTGGGACGCGGCTCCCCACCGCGTTCTCCTTTTACAAGAAAACGAATTCAAAATCATAAGGAGATATCAAAATGGCCACGAAGACTTTAGTCGCAACAGAAGTTCCGCTGATTCAGGTGGACAAAGCCCTCGAATCTTTACGATCCTCCAACTTCGATACTCCCGCAGCAGTTGGCGAGCCCATTGACAACGCCCTGCAAGCTGGTGCGAACAACATTCAGATTCGCCTCGTCGAAGGCGAAAGAAATGTTGGCAAAAAGCAAAAGCCAACACCGGTGGTAGAGCAGATCGCATTTTCCGATGACGGATCTGGGATGGAGAAGGAAGTGTTGAGGCAAACACTCGTCTTGGGCTATTCGACTCGTTACAACAATCGCTCCGGCATGGGCCGTTTCGGAGTCGGAGCGACGCTTGCTGGTATCAGCCAAGCAAAGAGGTTGGAAGTCTACAGCAGAAACAAACCCGACGGAGATTTCTTCTACTCCTACATTGATCTGGCTGAGATCGCGAACAAGGAACAAACCCATATGCCAGAACCAACGCCAGTCGAGATTCCGAAGCAGTTTGTAGACATGGCTCCGACTGGCACCGGCACTCTGGTCGTTTGGTCGAATTGCGACCGATTGACTCAGGGAGATGACGGCACCGTGAACGACCTAAAGACGGTAAAAGACGAACTGATTAATTGGCTGTCTCGCACCTACCGCTACTTCATTGACGGCGGCGTCAAGATTCAGCTCAACGAACTCGTGATCGAACCGCACGATCCGCTCTATCTGATGACGATTCCTCGCCTCGCCTCTGACGAGAAGGCGGAAGTCTTGTTGGATGACTCCTTTGATTGGGATATCCCTTCCGATCCAAGCCGGCATTCGACTGTCAAGCTCAGAATGACGCTGCTTCCCGAGTCCTGGCGTCTCAAGCGTGGCTGGGGCCAGCCAAATCGTCCCTTTACGCGTGAGCGCAGGATACACGAGAACGAAGGCATCTCAATCCTGCGGGCAAAGCGGGAGATTTTCGACGGAATTTTGCCGAGATTCTATCCATCCGCCGTCGAGGAGCTCGATCGCTGGTTCGGTATTGAAATCTCTTTCGAACCCGAACTCGATGAGTGTTTCAGAGTCAAGAACGTTAAGAAAGGTGCGGAACCTATTGAGGGTCTGCGAGATGCATTGAAGAAGCGTGTTGAGTCGACGATCAAAAGTGCTCGCAAGCGAGTAAAGGACACGTACATCATTCAAGACAACAAGGAAAAAACCGAACAGCGCGTCCATGAAGAAGCTGAGAGGATTGGCGCGGAAGTTGAAAAGACTGCGCCAAAGGCTCGGTCTGGTGCTGATGTTGGAGAACAGGAACGCGACGAGAAGCTGGGAGAAATTGCAGTGGAGGCTGCAAAAGCATCCAACGAGGAGGGCACCGTAACGCCCCCCGCGTCGGCAGAAGAAATCAAAGGGCGTATCAAAGCGTTGCCCTTCTCGATCGTGGACACTCAATGGCCCGGTAAGGAGTTCATTCACATCGAGCACCTGGGCACGAATACGATCGTGAAACTCAATAACAAGCATCCTTTCTTCACGAAGATTTACTCACCCGTTCTCAAGGCGGCTGGCATTCTCGATGCAAAGAGTGACGTTGAGGAACAGTTGACGGTCGAAGAGTTCCGCAAGACTGCTCGGATGCTTCACGTCGGCCTGGACTTGCTCATCATGGCGTACGCGAAGGCTGAGAGCATGGATCCAGACCCTGAAGAGAAATATGGTGACCTTCGCACTGAATGGGGTAAGTTCCTGTACAACCTCATTCAGGCCGCAGTGAAATAGCAGTGCATCGGCGTCCTACCGGCTGGATCGGATCGGTCCAGCCGGTAGAGTCGTCGTTCAGCACGTCGGTAGTTCTGACGCCGAAAAAATTGACTTTCCCTATTGCTCCCTTGGAGGTCTACGATGAAGGACGCTGCCTACTACGTGGAGAAGTTTACACAACTGCGCCGAGACGAAATACCTGGTCGCTGGACGCGCAGAACAACAAACAAAGCTCCACATAAGCCCCTACTTCTGATCTCGGTGACAGATGCATACGTCGACCAGCCCACTAGAAGCAACTCTGTTCCATTGAATGAAAGTCTACAAAACCGCTTCGAGACATACTGGTCGTTTATCTTCACCGATCAAAGAAAGAGCACCATTGCTCTTCCGTTTTATCATTTGAAGGGCGACGGCTTCTGGCATCTCATTCCGGCGGCTGCGAACGTTCCGGAATCCTGCCGCAAATCGCTCTCTGCTCTTAAGACAGTTGTGAATGGTGCTTCGCTAGACGATGAGCTGCATGAGCTGTTGTCTGAGCGCAGGTGGGCGAACCATTTGCGTTCGGTGTTGATCACAACGTATTTTTCCGCTGACCTTCACCGCGAATTCTTCAAGAACTAGACCATGAAGTGGCGACACCCATTATTGTCCCCACTGTCAGTCGAAGGGAGAATCCCTGTGCACGCATGGGCGGACGATGCAATGGCTGGACGTTCGGAGACTGGGGTCACGGCACTACTCGCAGCTAGCCGCGCTGCTGACTCGAATGAATTGGAATTCGCGGCCTCAGGCGGCTTCTATGCCTTCTGGCAGCTTGTCGTTTGGGCGGTCTGCGACACTGGAGGGCGCACAACTATGTTGGAACTTGCCTCAGCTTGGTGGAGGGACGGTCATCGCGGAACAAAGGAGCAGTTCGCCCGTCAGCTTTTGCGCAAAGCCATAACGGTGGCCGATATCACGGGCGAGGACAATCTGGTCGAGTTCTGCCAACAGTTCTTGTTAGTGATGACCGCAGATGGGTCAACCGTTAGGAATTAACCCATGGCGAACACATAGCGAACATGCTACTATGCTGAATGGACGAGGGCCGCAAGCGGGTCGTGAACATCATCGCTGGGAATCGGTCTCGCAATCTGGATCGAGCCGATGATCTGTTTGGTGACCCGCACGGGTAGTCCACGCACTGACAAGATGATTGCCGACGCAATTCAGCGGGCCGAGCTAATCATACGGAAGATCGATACATCTTCCATCCGAGATAAAACCATGAGCAAAAAGAAAAGTTTCCCTAACGTGGTTTTGGCTTTATACTTCATGTCATTACACTTCATTACACATGACAAGAAGAGCATCGTCTCGAAAACGCCCAGTCAACAGAGCCGGGATTCCGTTTCAGGTCTACTTCACGCCGGAACAAATGTCTCAGATGAGACGCTTTTCGCAGGAACGCTCTTTGCCCCTAGCCACAATCGTGCGGGCCGCCGTAGATCAACTGCTCAGAAAATGGCGTAATGATGACCTTACTCTTCCATTGGGGTTCGAACAACAATGAAGCAATCTGACGATTCCGTCACTCGCGCAACAGGTGTGCTGGCGTTCTCTGGTCACGAAACCTTCACCCTGCGCCACGGCTGGTTGGCAAAAGCGGTGGATGCAATCGAGGAGGACGGCGAAGCTTTCAACAGCGAGAATGCGATGACCAACCTTGGCGTTGGAAAGAACATGGTTCGATCCATCAGGCATTGGGCGTTGGCCACGGGCATGTTGAGTGAGACGCCCGCCACTCGTGGCGCGAACCTGTATGTAACGGAACTCGGCAAACTTATTTTCGATGAACAATCCGGTCTCGATCGCTTTAATGAGGACCCGAGCACTCTCTGGTTGATACATTGGAAATTAACTACCAACGAGCGCAGAAGTACGACTTGGTGTTGGGCATTCAATTTGATGAGTTCGATAGATTTCACTCGTGACGGCCTTCAAGAATTGCTGCAATCCGAGCTTCACCGAAGAAACGTGGTCGGTCCTAGCGAGGGTTCTCTCAAGCGTGATGTTGACTGTTTCGTTCGCTCTTACGTTCGAGATTCGACAACGCGAGTTTCTGAGGAGGCTCTTGAGTGCCCTCTGGCAGACATCTCACTCATCCAAGGTTCCACTGATCGAATGCTGTACACATTTAATCGTGGTCCGCAGCCGTCACTCACTGATGCGCTTTTTGCATTCGCTCTGCTGGAGTATTGGGCTTTGATCCATCCGAATCAGGAGACTATGGCTTTCTCAGAACTGGCATTTGGTTCGGGAAGTCCTGGTATCGTCTTCAAACTGGACGAGCTGAGTCTCGTAACGCGGTTGGAGCGGTTGCATGACCTGACCCGTGGTGAACTCAGCTACGCGGATACTGCTGGTCTGCGCCAGGTTTACAGCAAGGGCAAACGGAATCCATTGGCGTTGCTTAAGCAGCATTACAGCACCAGTGCAACTGGAGTGGCCGCATGAAACTATCCGAGTACATCGCAGTCTCCCCACGGTTTTCTAGGTCGATAAACCTAGAACGTGATCTGCTCAGCGATGTTGCAGTTAGCGGCTATGTTCTCACTCCAACTGGCCTTGATTGCATCAGCCAGATCGCCAACGCACTGGACAAACCATCGACCGGAACCGCGTGGACCCTCACCGGACCTTACGGTACCGGAAAGTCCGCATTTGCACTCTACCTGACGCGGCTGCTGGCCAAGAAAGATCAGAGCATTGAGGCACGAAAGCTTCTGCTGCACGCGGCACCCGAGCTTCATGGAAGGCTATTCAGTCGGAAGGCTGTGGCGCAGGAAGGCTTTTGCTCCATTGTGGTCTCCGCAACCAGCGAGAGCCTTACAAAGTCTTTGCTCACCTCGGCTGTCCGTGATTTGCGACGATTCACCGGCAGACGAAAGCTAAGGTCGATCAAGGAATTAGAGCGGCTGGAGAGAAAGGGCGACAAGGTAACGTCGAAAGCGGTGATCCAGGGATTCGGTAGCGTAATTGTTGAGCTCCGACGGCGTAACCTGGCTGCGGGTCTAGTTCTGATTGTCGATGAATTGGGCAAGGCACTGGAACATGCAGCGCGAAATTCTGGCGACATATTTGTGTTGCAAGAACTCGCAGAATTCGCGGCGTCATATGAGACTCCAGGACTTCTTCTCATTACGCTTCTGCATCAGTCCTTCGAGCAGTATGCGGCGGGACTTCGTGCCTCAGCACGCAGTGAATGGGCCAAAGTTCAAGGTCGGTTCGCGGACATCGCGTTTCAAGATCCACCGGAGCAAGTATTAAACGTACTCGCGAAGGCAATTCAGCAACGTCCTGACGCTGCGCTGAGCAAGATTCGTTCGGCAGCAGCTTCTGTCGCGGCCAAATTGTATGAAGTGGGGGCTGCACCGAAGGGTCTCTCAAAGAAAGCCTTTGTGGATACCGCAGCCGCGCTTGCACCAATTCACCCGGTTACCGCTCTCTGTTTGACACGCCTCTGTCGCAAGTTTGGGCAGAACCAACGGTCGCTGTTCGCATTCCTACTTTCTCGCGAACCGAACGGCTTCATGGGTTTTCTGGAGGAGAGCAAGCCAGGTGAATTGTTTGGCCCAGCTAGGCTCTTCGATTACGTTCTCGACAGTTTCGGGTCTGCCGCATTAGTTGGTGATGGTGCTGTGCGATGGGCTGAAACTCAAGCAATCTTGCAACAACATTCCGATTTGCAAGTGGCAGAGCAGGAAGTAATAAAGATTGTCGGCCTGTTGACCTCGGTCGGAGCCTACGGCAACGTTCTTGCCAGCGCTGATGTTCTGCGTTTGGCGGCGAATAGCGACTCGGTTGCGCACACATGCAAGGAACTATCGCGGCGTTCAATTCTTGTGTACAGGAAACACTCCGGATCGTTCGCCCTGTGGCAAGGCAGCGATGTCGATATCGAAGAGCGACTGAAAGAAGCACAGAAGCGTGTTCCTTCCCTCGGCACACTAGCTGCTCGAATGAAATGCCGCATCGTGCCTCCCCCTGTCATTGCAAAACGGCACTCCTTCCGAACAGGTACGCTGCGCTTCTTCAAAGTAATATTCGTGGCTGCATCAGACATCGGAGTGTCGCCCAATGAACCTGAGTCTGATGGGACACTCGTGTACGTCCTTCCCGACTCGGATCAGGATCGGGTGCGTGCAATTGAACTTGCTGCATCTTCCCAGTACAAGTCTAGACCGGATATTGTGCTCGCAATCCCAAGCACGACCGAGCCCCTCAAGCATGGTTTTCGTGAGTTGGAGTTGCTGCAGTGGGTTGCGCAGAACACTCCAGAGTTGCAATCGGACTCAGTGGCGCGTCGCGAACTGCGAACACGACTGACGTTTGCAGAGCGGCAGCTAGAATTCGAGATCGCGAGACTCTTTTCGCCTTCGGCTGTAACTCAGACTTGTTGGTTCCAAGCCGGAATCCAGCGCAGCATCCCATCCGCGCGACTGCTGTCGCGGATGATCTCTGACATTTGTGACCAGGTATATTCAAGCACGCCCATTATCCGCAACGAACTGTTGAATCGTAGGCATTTGTCATCAGCCGCCGCTGCAGCTCGCCGAAACTTAATAGAGGCGATGCTGAAACGTAGTTCCGAAATGCAACTAGGCATCGAAGGATATCCACCGGAGCTGAGTATGTACGTATCTGTTCTCAAGGCTTCCGGGATGCATCGTGCTGCGGAGAACAACGCGTTCGACCTTGGTCCTCCATCCGCGGGTTCAAGCCTGTTTCCTGTTTGGAGCCGCATCGAGCGGTTCTTTGCAGATAGTGAGTTACAACGTCAAACCGTCACGGTCCTCTACGACATCTTGGCTGATAAACCCTTCGGTCTTAAGCAGGGCGTGATCCCGGTCCTGTTCTGCGCATCCCTTCTGTGCCACGACACCGATGTTGCCCTGTATGAAGAAGGAGCATTCGTCCCAGAGATCACAGCTGACGTGTTCGAGCGATTGCTCAAGCATCCCAAGGAGTTTGAGGTTCGCTCGTATCGTGTGTCAGGTGTTCGCAAACAAGTGTTCGAGCAGTATGCGGCCGTATTCGATGCACAGAACGCTCCCAACCTAGTCGCAGTTGTTCGCCCTCTTTTCCGATTCTTTAATCGGTTACCCGACTACTCAAAGCGCACAAGCACGGTGAGCACCACTGCGATTGCGGTGAGGGACGCTTTGTTTGCCGCAAAAGAGCCAGACGTTCTGCTGTTCCAACAATTGCCGGCAGCCTGCGGCTTCAGCGCATTTTCTCCAGCCGAGGATGCCCGTGATTTTCAGAAGTTCTTTAGGAAGTTGCGGGAGGCTCTCGCCGAACTCCAGAGAAGCTACGATGACCTGCTGACCCACGCCACTGATGTTCTCTTCGGAGCGTTTGATGTCAGTCCCAAGAAGGGCCGGTCGGAACTGCAGCTTCGAGCTAGGGCCATTGCTGATTACGCGGTTGAACCTCGGATGAGAGCACTTCTGCTGCATCTAACGGATACCGAACTCGCAGAGGTGCTCTGGATCGAGGCAGTAGCTACTCTCTGTGTGGGGAAACCTCCCCGAACCTGGACAGACACTGATCGCGCTCGGTGCCAGGTTGTAGTTTCGGATCTTGCCCGGAGCTTCAAGCACCTTGAGGCCATGATGTTTGAGGTCTCGCGAGCTGTTCTGAAATCCGGAACACCAGCCCAAGTGTTGAGACTCGGAGTGACGGATCAGTTTTCTCCGGAGATTGAACACGTTGTCACTGTTTCCTTCGACGAGGTCCAGTGGCTCACAAAGATTACGGAAAGCATCGAGAATTTGCTCGCTGAAGAGGAGCTGCAAGCGGCAAACCATGTGGTCATTGCAGCACTCGCGCTGACAGCGAAGAAATTCATGTCAGGAGAACGCAAGAGCACCTTACAAGTCGTCGCGGCCAAGGAGGCGTCATGACCGTTCCTGAGCGTCATATTTTGGGACTATCCGGTGGCAAAGACAGTACCGCACTTGCAATCTATATGAAGGACCGAGTGCCGCAGATGGAGTACGTGTTCTGTGACACCCAGAAGGAACTTCCAGAAACGTACGAGTACCTGGACAAATTGGAAGCATTTCTTGCAAAGCCGATCAGGCGTCTGAATGCTCAGCGTGGGTTCGATCACTATTTGAAGGTTTACGGTGGTTACCTCCCGTCGTCCCGGATGCGTTGGTGCACGAAAATGCTCAAGCTGAGACCGCTGGAGGACTACATTGGCGATGATCCTGTCCTCAGCTATGTCGCCATACGTGGTGATGAAGACCGCGATGGCTACATCTCCACGAAAGCGAATATTCGACCTGTGTACCCGTTTAAGGAAGCCGGGATTACTGAGGCTGATGTCTATCAGCTCTTGAACGACGCCGGTCTTGGCTTGCCTGAGTACTACAAGTGGAGGACGCGATCAGGGTGTTATTTTTGCTTCTTCCAACGGAAAGCGGAGTGGATCGGCCTCCGGGAACGGCATCCAGAATTGTTTGAATTGGCCAAAGGATACGAAAAGATCGACGCTGAAACTGGAGTGAGATACACGTGGAGCGAGCGAGAGAGTCTGGACGAGATCGCGCAGCCGGAACGAGTTGCTGAGATAAAGCGAAAACATGAAGAGGCATTAAAAGCTAACGCGCAACAGATGAAGGGTCAGCGGCTGTACCAAATCCTAGGTGCCGCTCTCGAAGACCAGGACGAAAACAACGAAGAACCATGCCTTATCTGCCAACTCTAGTGGCAACCCTAGGGCTGTTCTAGAATTGCTGCACAATGAAAAGCGAGACTCGCCGTCTCAATAAGCTCGCCGGGGCAAGCAGGAGTGTAGCGAAACGATACAAGCTCACGACTGCCGCCGCCGAGATAATCGACCAAGCAGGGCAAATCCACGGACAGAAATCCCGTGCCGTGCAAATCGCCGTTGAGATTCTGTGGCGTACAGCAGGACTAGGTAAAATCCCGTCCGCTATTCTCGAATCTCCCATTACAGCGAGAACCTATAAAATCCCCGACCGGACAGTCTCACTCATCGAGGCACTCGCCCGTAAAGGTTCCAGGACACGAGGGGAAGTCCTAGCGGCTTGTGCTGGGTTGCTCGCTCAAGACTTGAAAGAAGGCTGAGCACTTGGATGCCTAAACGCCCGTGGTTTAAGATTTCGCTCTCCGTTCTTGCGGTCGCGGGCGCGGTCATAGTTGTGTGTGGGCGGCTTTTTAGCCCCCGAAAGGAGCAAAGTAGAACTAACATGCCTAAGCTCGACTACGAACAAATCCGGCGATGCTTAGACGAAATCGAGGGCGCGTTATTCAAAGTTGCTGACGGCGATGAGTGCCAAAGATTTCATAAAGACACCCAGCTAACCGCTACGCTGTTGTTGCTTCTCCGCTCGTCATCCCTGATTCGCCCTTTATTGGTTCTGCTACAGTCAGAGGACTTCGATGGTTTCGATGCGGTATTGAGAGCGTTTGAAGAAAGCTGGTACTTGGCTCACGAGTTTCGATTGAGTGCACGTCGCGATAAAGCTATGGCGTGGTTAGCTGGCGATAAGAACGCATGGAGCGCAAAGATTGATCTACTGGTCGCATTTGCCAAGGGACGGGGACACCCCGGTCCAAACATAGGCCGCGATTACGGCCTATTGAGCGAACTTGCCCATCCGACGCGGACAGCCGCCGAGAATGCTGTCACACTCTGCGGTGTCAGAAGAGGGATCGAGGGGGCCGACGCTGAGCTTGCGTTGTCAAGAGTAATCAACGAAGAGCGCATTAGGTATGCGCTTTACCGCCTCGCTTGGCTCGCGTTAGATCAGGATGCACAATTCATTCCGATTCCGGTTGCGCCGAAAAGTATGCCTCTTTCCGAGAAGTTCCTTGATACATACGACCATATAGAACCGGGAACTTGATAGAATTTTCGGGGCGGCGAAGTGAAACTACGGACGAGAAATGGAATACCTGGGGGAATCACTAGTGTATTGCCAGAATTGCGGTGCCATGCTCGGTCAGGACGCCAAGTTTTGCCCGTCGTGCGGCAAGCCGCAGACGCCAGCTTCATCTCCAACCGTCTCAACGACGAATACAGTTCAAGTTTCACGGCAGGACGCCGTGCCCAGAAAGCAACCACAGTCGAAGATCATCTGGTTAGTCATGGGCGGAATAATCTTGGCTGTTATCGCAGGAATAATTGTCAGGTCACCATCGGATAGTTCGACTTCAACAACCCAGCAAAGCTCCACACCAGACACCACTCCGCAAAGACAGGGCAATGAAGTCGACCAACATCAAGCTGCGGCCCTCAAACCGCCGAAATACCGAGTGTACAAGTCTACGGCTGAAGTAGGGACCGCCTACATCGTTGCGGTAAGCGCCACAGACGATGAGTTGAAGAATCTGCTCTGGTTTTTCCGTAATAAGGCACGAACGGGTGGGTTTGGTGATATCGGAATCACCGGGGGCCAGAACAACTATGCTGGGGGAATGCTGCTAGTCTACAGGGGTGCGAAGTGCGCCAATGAGCAGTTTCTCAGTATCGCACAATTGGAGAATGGCAACCGTGGCCCGTGCGGGGACGGCGAGCATGACGACGCTTATTATCAATGGGGCATCAACGGCGACCCTGTTAAGGATTCTGGCGGAATCAGAGCCAAGGACGGAGACACTACAGAGATTTTCAATTACGAAGACAATTGGCACCCGTCGTCAGAAGTTTCCCAAGTCGTTCTCGACAAAGTGAAGGAATCACGGCAGGCAAGGCAACAAGAATGGGAGCCTAGACAACGTTTTGCTGTTCAAATCGCAAACGAGTTCCTCAGAAAGGGACTAGCTATAGATGTTTCGGCTAATGCCGACGAACCCAAGGAGTTGGATTTTCGGTCAAAACTGTTCAGCGATGCCACCTTCCGCAAGACGTTTACTGACACCTCTTTATCGAAGATTCGTCCAGACCTTTGTAAGGCAGGATTTCAGAACATTCGTGTTTTGACCGAAGACGAGTCTGATGCTGGACAGAGCTATTTGTTGCGCTGTCTGTAAGGGGGGCCAGATTGTGCCCTTTTTGTGTCGTGACTTTGAGGGATGAGCGGTGAGAGCGTCTCAAGCAGTGTGTCGAATCAATAAGTTACGTATTATCAATACGCACAGAGGGAACGAATCCCTCCCTCTCCGCCATTACCTTATTTATCTAGCACTTGAAAGCTGGTGATACCTATACTGATTCCACAATCAGCGAGGTAGTCACCGATGAATCGCGAAGTCAATCTCACCAAAAGAGTCCAAACACCGCATGGATGGCGGTATTGCACGGTAGTCCTGTCCACTAATGGCCGGGTCAAGCCGGACCTGGTTATCGTGAACGGCAAGCAGGAGTGCCACAAAGAAGGCGCGTATTACCTAGCAGGTTGCGGAAAAACTCGATTTGAAGCGGACGCCGTACCACGAAACTCTCTTGTTTCCACAGCACAACCTGATAAGAAGAAGGTATGCGTGGAAAAGACGAGCAACAGTTGGATGTGTTCA